GTGATGACTGGCGAGACGAGTCGGTATGGGAAAAAGCGAACCCTAACCTCAATTATTTGGGGGCGCCCTTCAGGGACTATCTGAGGCGTCAGGTGGAAGAGGCCAAGGCTATGCCAAAACAAGAGAGCCTTGTTAAGCGCCTTAATTTCTGTATCTGGGTGGAAGGCGATATTAAGTGGATTACTGCCGAGAAATGGAACGCTTGCTATGACGCTTCACTGAATATTGAAGATTTTAAAGGGGTGTCGTGTTATGCCGGGCTTGATTTGGCAAGCAAGATCGATATTTGCTCACTCGTATTGCTTTTTGAATCTGAGAAAGGATTTGCCATATTTACAAAGCACTATCTCTGCGAGGATACGATCCGGGACTCTAAAAACAAACAACAGTATGAACTATGGGTAAAACAAGGCTGGCTTACCAAAACGCCCGGGGCCCGGACTGACCAGAAATTTATTGAGGATGATATAAAAGCGATAAATGACAACCATCCAATAATGCAGCTTGCCTTTGATCCGCGCGAGGCTGGATATATTGTCGCTAATCTCATGGACTGGATGAAAGAGGATGTTTGCATTGAAATCAACCAGGGTCCGGCTCTGATAAGTGAACCTATGAAGGAAATGGAGGCCAGGATTGCCGCCCACCAGTTATGGCACAATGGGGACCCCGTTTTGTCGTGGATGATATCAAATGTTGTATTGAAAGCAGGCCGGGGGGGGCCGATTAAATACTATTACCCAACAAAAAGCAATGTTGACAATAAGATCGATGGGGCGGTCAGTTTAATCATGGCAATAGGTCGAGCTATGTTGCAAGGTGGGCCGATTCAAGTTCCTGATGAATATGAGGCGATACTTTGACAAAACCTAACCCCATTATTGGTCTACCAAATAGAGAGCTTTTGCGGCCTGATGAGGTCGCTAAATATTTGCGAGTTAATCGTGCTACAATTTACCGATGGATCAAAGCCGAAAAATTGGCCGCTGTAAAGATCGAAAAATTAATCCGCATAACCCGTGAATCTACTCTCCAAATACAAAAGCCATATCAAGAAACCGTCGCATTGGGCTACTCCAGTGTATTTTAGCATATAGACAAATTTATTTCCCTTCCTTATAATTTCATTGCTACCTTAAATTCCACAAATATTTTAAATAATGAGTTAGGTAAACATGAATATTTTAAAATCCATGGGTAGGGCCTTAATGTTCCCATTAAAGGTGCTTCACCGCACTTTTGATATGCGGGACATTTTGCTTTTTGGGGGGATAGCTATGTTGGGTTATGGTCTCTATCTGCGCTGGGGCCAGTGGCTTGCTTTCATGGTTTGCGGGGTTCTGCTTATGGCTGTCGGATATATGATGAAGGATATATAATCGTGGGGATTGTTTCGAGAATGATACGGCCACAGGCTTTTGATAGCGAGGACCTACGGAAGCAGATCATTGGAATATATGGTGGTGGCCCTACAGAGTCGGGCGTTTCGGTGAATTCAGACACGGCTATGCGCCTGATCACGGTGCAAAATTGTATCCGTATGCGAGCGGCGACGCTTTCCCGTTTACCATGCCATATCTTTAAACAAACTGGTGAAACCAAGAATAAAGCACCGGATTTTTATTTATACGAAAAACTCCGGCATCAACCAAATAGCTGGATGACTGCTCCTGAATTTTGGGGAATGGCTGAAGCATATATCTCTTTACGCGGAAATTTTGTTGCATATAAAGCGCAGGTTCCAGGGCGTCCGATTCGTGAACTTATTCCTATACCTGCCGGGATGCTTCGGAATATCACACAGAATGCAGATTATAGCCTTGATTATGAAGTGCATTTCAAAAACGGAGATGTAAAGCATTTTAATGAGACTCAAGTATTTCACATGAAGGGGCTTACCCTGAATGGATTCACCGGACTAAATCCGATTGAGTATGCAAGGGAGGCCATTGGTAAAGGAATAGCAGGGGAAAAGCATCTTTCACGCTGGTTCTCTAAAGGTCTACATCCGAGTGCTGTAATTGAACACCCGCTGGCATTAAATACCCAGGCTTTCGCAAATAGACGCGACACCCTAAAAGAGCGCTATGAAGGATTGGGCAAAAGCCATGAGTTTATGCTGATCGACGAGGGTATGAAAATCCAATTTCCTGAAATAAAACTCGTTGACGCCCAGTTTTTAGAACAAATGAAACTTAGTGAGGCCCAGATTTGTGGCCTTTTTAGAGTTCCGTTGATGCTTGTAGGGGCAGGTGATAAGGCCCCCACATATGCCTCGGCAGAACAGTTCCTTTTATTTTATCAAATGTTTTCAATTGACGTACCTGTTTATGAATCGGCTATAAGGCGTGATTTGCTAACAGTAGAAGAAAAGAAAAAATATTATGCAAAATTTAGCATGGAGGGGTTACTCAGGGGTAGCATGAAAGACCGTTCAAAGTTTTATCAAACAATGGTTAATGCTGAAATATTTAATCCAAACGAGTGTAGAGATTTGGAAGATCGTAACCCATATGAAGGCGGCGACGACTTCAGGACCAGAACCAGTACAACTAAAGACACCGGGAATCAAGACGAAGGAGAAACCAAATGAAACTATCCTATCGAAACGAGAAAACAGCAAAGATAATCGCTGAATACTGGAATAAATCTCTCGACAAGCCGGATTGGTATTCAATCAAGAATCTTGACGAAGATGAGGTTGAATTGTTCATCTACGATTACATAGGATGGCCGTACAACGATGCAGGCGAACTTGTAAGGATAATGGCCGATATTAAACACACTCCGATCCTTGCCCGTATAAACTCCCCTGGCGGTGATGTCTGGGATGGTATGGCACTTCTGAATGCCTTTGCTAACCATCCTGGCGGAGTAACGGTTCGCATTGAAAGCCTGGCTGCGTCCATTGCCTCTGTTTTGGCTATGGGTGGAAAGAAGGTTCAGGCATATTCCAACACCATGATGATGATTCATAATTCATGGGTGTTCATAGCAGGGAATAAAGAAGAGCTTATTGAGTTCGCAGATATTTTAGGCCAGATTGACGAAAACATTGTTGGTGCCTATACCGACAAAACAAAGCTCGGAAAGAAAGAGATCCGGTCCATAATGACAGGCCCCAAAGGGAATGGCACCTATATGAACGCCAAGAAAATGAAGGAAAAAGGTTTCATAGACGAAATCCTTAAATCAGGTAAGGCGGCAAAGGCTGAGTTTGATTTGTCGATGTTCGCCAATGCCCCTGAAGATATTTTGACGGTCCAACCAGAAGGGGGCCGGGAATTAACAATAAGAGAAATCGAGCAGGCCCTGCGGGATGCAGGCGCAAGCCGTAAATTTGCCAAAGCGAAAGCTGCGGGATGCAGTGAAACGCCTCTTGAGCCGAAAAAGGATGAAGTAGACGATGCTAATCAGTGGGACGCTGAGATTGCGGATAATCTAAAAACCATTATTGTAAATATGACAGGAGGTAAATGAAATGGGCGATGAATTGAAAAAACTTATTACCGATCTCGGCAAAGCTTTTGAACAGTTTAAGACTGAGAACGATACGAGGATGAAAGAGATCGAGGCAAAGGATCATGCAGATCCGATCTTAGTTGATAAGGTCGACAAAATCAACAAGGATCTTGGTGAAATGGCGGCTATGAAAGCGCAGCTTGAAGCCCTTGAAACAGCGATTGCAAAAGGTGGATTGCCGGGCGGCGGGAATTCTGAAATTGACAAAGCCAAAGCGGAATATTCAACAGCTTTCAATAAGTTTTTCCGTAAAGGCGTTGACAATGGGCTTCAGGACTTGGCAGTACAGGCGAATCTTTCAACACTATCTGACCCTGATGGTGGATTTACCGTACCCGAAGAGGTGGACGCGACCATTGACAGGGTAGCGCTTACCGTGTCGGCTATGCGGAGGCTTTGTAATGTCAAGTCGATATCGACCGATACTTACAAAAAGCTGGTAAACAAAGGAGGTTCATCCTCGGGATGGGTTGCGGAAAAGGCCAGCAGAGCTGAAACTGATACCCCGACACTCGCAGAAATCGCAATCAACACAAAAGAACTGTATGCGATGCCTGCGGCTACTCAATCTCTCCTTGACGATTCTGCAATTAATATTGCCGAGTGGCTTGCTGATGAGATCTCCATTGAGTTCAACGAGGAAGAAGGAGCCGCTTTCATTGACGGCGATGGCGTTGGGGAACCAAAGGGACTTGAGGCCTATTCAACGGTAACAAATGCCTCTTATGCTTGGGGTAAAGTTGGATATGTCCCCGGCGCCCATGCTACTTTGCTGAACAATGCAGATAAGCTGGTTGACCTTCAGCACGCCTTGAAGTCGGTTTACCGATATGATGCGGCCTGGCTGATGAACGATACCACGTTTGCGGTGATCCGTAAATTCAAGGATGGTGACGGGAACTATATGTGGCGGCCAGGGCTTGAGCAGGGCGCACCCGATACCCTCCTGGGAAAGAGGATTGAGATTGACGATAATGTTGCTGATATCGGAGCCGGTGCGTATCCCATCTGGTTTGCCAATTTCAAACGGGCATACATGATTATTGACCGCATCGGGACGAGGGTGCTCAGAGATCCGTATACCAGCAAACCTTTCGTGTTATTTTACACGACCAAAAAAGTGGGGGCCGGTATAATTATGTACGAGGCTATAAAGGCGATGAAAATAGCTGCAACGTAATCTTAACCGGGGGTTGAAATATACCCCCGTTTTAAAAACGATTTAAGGAGGTAAAAATAATGGGAATGAAAGATCTTTATAACAACATCGAAGTAGCATCTATGTTGGACCCGATTGCGGTTTCAACTACGCAGACCATCACGGATGTTGACCTTGCCGGTTTTGGTTCCTGCTGCATACTGATTCATTGCGGAATTGATGCCAGCATGTCCGCCAGTCATAAGATCACTTTTGTCCTATGGGACAGTAACGATGCGTCAACGTATGCAGTTGTTACAACTGCGGATATGTTGGATCTTACCGTCGCAAGCGGCGTCGTGTTGACCATTGATAACGTCAACACCGAGGACAATACCCTGTCGAAGATCGGATATGTCGGCGGGAAGCGATATCTGCAATTGATCGGCACCGTGACCGGAACCACCGATCCCCCGTTAGGGATTATTGTTGTCAAGGGTCATCCCTTGGATGCGCCTGTAGATTAATCAACCGTCCCTTTAAGTAGGGTAGGCGGGTGGGGTGATCCGGCCTCGCTCGCTGTAACCAACGGATCAACGGAGGAAATTAAAATGGCAGACACGAGTTATCAACCAAAAGTTTATCGAAAACAGGGAGGCGACACCTTTGTTGTCGCCAGTGGTGGGCAGATTCTTGTTGAACCGGGCGGAAGCGTGATGAGTGGAAACCCCACCGGGGCCTCTGATTATTTTGTTGATGGGAATGTTTCAGCGACCGGTAGCGGGTCGATTAATGATCCCTACCTGACCCTTGCCGAAGCGATTGCGGCAAGCAATACCAGTATTGGCCTTACTGCCAATAGATGGTGGGCGCGGCGAAACCGGATTTTTGTTATGGGTGATCAGGAAATTACCGAGGATCTGACAGTGTTCCCGGAAAAATGTGATGTCATAGGCGTTGGTTTCGATGTTGAAGCCATGCCAAGAATTACCGGAACGCATATCATAGCCACTAAAGCCTACGGAACAAGATTCTTCAATGTTGGATGGATGAACAGTGACACGGACGAGCTTATAAAACTCACAACCGATCACATGGCGGTCGAGTTTTATGGCAATCTATTCTGGCCGAATGTCGCAGGTTCTACCCATTGTATTCGGCTTGCCGATGATAATCGCGCCTTTAAGATGGTCGGTTGCCGGATCTTGGAACATGCCGGTGCTATCGGAACCGGAATCTTTGCTGAAGGTATCAAGGTTGAAGGAACCGGCCAACACGACATGGTTATCAGAGATAATTTCATTCGTGCAACCGAGGGCATCCATGTTGTTGCGGCTACAGGTGGATATAACGGCGAGATTCTTGAAAATCGCATCCATGCAGTAGCATTGACCATCAACGAATTATCCGATCTTTGGTATGTAACCAATAATAGGTTATATTCGGATGCTGCGGATGGAGTAGCCGGTGTTGGCGGTATTGTTTGCAATACATCGCGTGCGGCAGGAAATAAATTTTCTTACGCAGCCGGTTCGGGAATCAATGTTGATTATCCGGTGGTAGTGGCAATCGCCTAAACCCTTAACCCCATGGGCCGTCTTTATGGCGGTCCATAAATGGAGATTTTATCATGACAGTTTGCGCGGTTGGAGTAATGGGGAACAAATGGCAGGGCCAAGAGGGTGACCAAGTGACTATCGAAGATCCACCCGAAGGCGCAACCTTTCATGCCGTCGATACCGGGGTAAAGTACGTTTACCACAACGGTGGATGGGCCGAAGATCTCAGACCATAACAATTAATCCATAAGGAGACTTATTATGTACGGAAAAACAGCAGCAGGAGTCGGAAAACCTGTGTTGGTAGATTCCAACGGGGAGTTGATTATATCCCAGGGCGGGAAGTATCGCGTAGCAACGGAAGAGGGGCGTGTCTATTCAGTGGCAAATCAGGCCGTGGTGAATGTTACGGCGGGTATGGCGGCCACTTACACCGGTCTTGCACTTTGTAATCCGACCGGTAGCGGCAAGAACTTTGCCATCCTTGGCATTGGTATTGCGGCTTTGATTGCAGTACCTACGGCAAATTGTATGATGGGCATCATGACCGGCGGAGGTGTAGGAGCGGCGACAAAGGTGATTGTTCCCAAAAACAGACTGCTCGGGGGGGTCGCATCCGTGGCAAACGTTGACAGCGCTGTTGTATTCACTGAGGCCCCGGTTTTAGATCAGGTTTTTGGTTCATGGCACACCGGCGCCGTGACGACCGGGCTAACGGATGGAATGTATTTTGACCTGGAAGGTTCGCTCATTATACCCCCAGGTTATCACGCATCGCCTTACGCCTCGGCTATCAATGACGGGACGTTCATGTTCAGTTGGCTTTGGGAAGAGTACACCCCATAGAGAGTGTGAATAATCACTTGTGCCAGGATAGGGGAAACCCGAAAAGCCGATCTCCCGGCGGCCTGCTTGGCACTTAACACCGGGGGAGTTTAAAACTATGCAATTGATTTTAAATACAGCGTCGACTCTTTACCCTATTTCGTTGGCATCTCTCAAGCTCCATTTACGTCTGGATTCGGGGTCGTTTGCCGATAATGTAGACGAAAGTCAAAGCCTTGTGCCGGACGTGTACGCAATAGCGGCCAATTATACTACGCATGTCGGGACAGGAATCGACGTGTTGGGATATACGGCCCTTGTCATTCTCAACTCCGGGACCAATGGAGCCACAGGAACGGTAGACTGTAAGATTCAGGAGTCAGACGACGATGTGACCTATACCGACTGGCCAACCGGAGCCTTTACACAGGTAACAACGGCCAATGACAATGCAGTTCAAGAAATCGAATATACCGGAGTAAAGCAATATATCAGGACGGTTGCAAAGGTGCTTCTGGCAACGTGCGAATTTACCACAACGGTAATACGGCTAACCGCGACCTCTATTGAAGACGACCTGCTAAACGATGCCATAAAATCAGCCCGAGACTACGTTGAGGACATTACCAGACGGACGTTATTGACGGCAACCTGGGAATATTACCTTAACGCGTGGCCGGACGGGAACAGGATTAAGCTCCCATTCGGGAACCTGCAAACCACATCCTTGGCGATAACTTATGATGAGGTGGATAGTGACAGCAATAAAGACACAACCACCATGACACTGACAACCGACTATCTCATAGAGACTAACGGGGAGGGATGCGGTTTTATCGTTCTACCGTATGGGGAAACCTGGCCGTCATTTACGCACTGGCCTACGAAGTCAATCAAGATCGTGTTTCAGGCCGGGTGGACGACCGCCGCTTTAGTGCCATATAAAATCAAGGCTGCCTGCTTGCTTATTTGTTCAGATTTATATTCAAATCGAGAGGCGCAAATTGTCAGTGGCCAGGATTACAGAGAG